AAGCACCTATGGATTCCTTAATTGATTTATTCATTTCCTCCAGTTTAGCTGTAGCCGTTTCAACTCCGTCAAACCCCATGCTTCTAAGATTTTCATCCATTTTCTCAAGTTGATCGTTTAAATCCAATGCCTCTGACATCATCTCAGGCGTACCCGTACCTTTATCCCAAGCTGCCTGAATCTCATTTAGTCGCTTCTGAATCAATGCTCGCTCATGCAGAGCCTTAGACAGTTCCTCCGTCTTTGTCCGGAGTTCCTTCAGTTCATCCAAAGTCCGCTTAACAGGAGATTCATTCAGTGCATCATTGACTTCTCTTTGTGCTGCTGCAAATTCCTCGCTCTCCTTCTTAGCGTCCTGGTATCGACCATATAACGCTGATATCCCAGCAGATACAAGGCCAACCGCCCGCGATATAGCACTAAGAATCGGAATCGCTCTGAGGAATGACGTCATAGCAATACCTGCAAGTGATAGAGATGCTGATAGAGCATCAAAAGCCGTCTTTAAGCCAATAACTACCGTGATTGACCCAAGGATCAATGGAGTTACAGTAGAAAAAGCGAGAATAGCATTTTGAGATGGTTTATCCATTTCCGTAAATCCGGTTACAAGTGATGTTATTGATTCAACCGCACTTCGTACGGCTGGAGCAAAGTTATCACCAATGACTATTCCTGCTGATTCCATGGCAGAGGTCATATTATCTATGGATCCCTTTAAAGTATCCATCTGCGTACCAGCAACACGTTCAGCAGTACCTCCAGCATTTTCAAGTGATTCTACGTAGTTGTTGAATGTCCCCTGTCCAGCTTCAATAAGAGCTATAAATCCACTTGCGGCTTCACGACCGGCAAGTGTGGCTGCTACATCCGCCTGTTGAGCTTCTGTTAGACGCCCCCAGACACTTGTTAATTGACCGATGATATTGGATAATGGCAGGATATTTCCAGCGCTATCCTTGATGCTAACTCCCAATTTATCCATGTAACCCGCAGCTTCTTTTGACGGTGAAGCCAACGCCAGTAGGATTGCGCGTAAAGAGGTACCCGCCATCTCACCTTTAATCCCAGCATTACTTAATTCACCTACAGCAGCCGTAGCCTCTTCAATGCTTAGCCCCATCGCTGCAGCAACCGGTGCAACATACTTCATCGCCATGCCTAAGTCAGTCACATCAGCATTTGTATCAATCGATGACTTCGCCAATACGTCAACCACTCGGCTTGTCTCTTCCGCCTGCATCCCAAATCCTCGCAGGATGGAGGAAGCGATGTCTGCGGTTGTGGCAAGATCCACATTACCAGCAGCGGCCAGCGCAAGCACACCAGGCATTGCCTTAATAATCTCATTCGCTTGAAATCCTGCTTGACCCAGGTTTGACATGGCGTCAGCTGCTTCGGACGCTGAGAATTTTGTTTGAGCTCCGAGCGTAATCGCTGTTTCACGAAGCTCATTGAATTCTTTACCGACACTTTCAGTGATCTCTCTAACATTCTGCATTGCTTGTTCGAACTCAGCCGCTGTCTGAATTGACTTATAAATGATTGCAGAGATAGCAGCTGCTAGCGCGAGGTAAGCGGCCCCCAGAGTTGCCACTTCGACCTCAACTCGACTTGCGGTGGACCCCAGATTATCCAACTGATCGATGATTTCTTGAATAACGTCACTACCAACACCAAGATCTTCAAGCTCTTGCCGCACATCCTGTAGTTGCTGTTGTAGTATTTCAGGATTTGATCTTTTCAAGGCGTCATTTACTAGTTCAATATATTTCGATGATGCACCAACGTTCTGCATCGCGGTATTTAGACTAGTAAAGTTAGAGGAGGCATTTGTTGCATTTCCACCCATTTTATTTATTGCGTCACCGGTGTTTTTCGCTCCCTTTTCAACTCCGGTCATACTCTTCGTCACTTTTGATATTTGTTCAGCACTCAAACCTGCCTGCACCAGAGCTTTATTTAATTGTTGCATGTCTGTAGCCGTTTGCTTCGCTTGGGTGCCCATATCAGTGAAATCTTTTTTCACGTTCCGAATTTCCTGTTTAATTCCATTGGCGTCGGCTGTGAGTCGCGCCTTCAACTCCCCAAGATTTCCAGCCATCGTTTATTTTCCTCCTTTCATTCGCGCCAGTTGCGCTTGGTACTGATCTTCAGGAGATTGAACTTTTTGTGCCATGGGTTTTGGTAGCAGATATGTGTACCGCTTCAAAATATCTTCTCGAACTTTTTTATCCGTTATATGCGGATAGCTCGCTACATTCAATTGCTCAATTATCACCGACGCATGTTTTTGATCCATCAGCATCAGAAGCTCGGGAAGATCGACGAAGTAGTACTCGTTCTCCACCTCATACTGAGTCTTCCCCAGTACCACACAACACCGGAGCACAAACTCGTCATATGTTAATCCACGGCCTGACCCATCCGCTGTGCTATGCTTGTCACGAATTGCTGTGCCATTGGCGGGATCAGGCCGCTTAAGTTTTTTAGGGCTGCGTTCATATCGTTCTTATCCCAAGTTAGATTCAGGAATTCTGTACATTCTGCAAGGCTCGCCTGTTCACTGAGCTCCTCTATAGCCAAATCGCTGAGAAGCGATGTGAGTTCGTAGATTTCGTCAATCATGACTTCTGCGCCGGCGACGATCATAACGGATCGATCTTCCTGCGGTGTTAAAAATATCTTCACGACCAGGTCGCCGATGGTTCCAAGATGATCTGTAAGTTTCTTTAGGCGGTTACGAGTCAATTTAGGAATTGATACGGTTCTATTCCCAAGCTTAAGCTTCTCTTTTTTGGTAAGTGAAAACATAATTCATCCCTCATTTCTCGAAATACGAAAAAAAGGAGAAAGCATACAGCCCCCTCCTTACGTGTACTGTTCAATTAATTAAGCTGTGGCTGTAATATCGCCCCAAGTATAGATAAGCCCTTTAGGCGTTGCATCTAATGATGGGTATGCCATTGCTGAAATGGTCAATTTCAGGTTATCGTCCAGTTTGAATCCGGCGTTCATGTCAAACTTGATACCCACGCTCTCGATATAGATAAAGCGAGAAGGATCGGTAACACCCACCGGCTTAATGACTGCCCGTTTACGAGGCAACTCCTTACCCGCCAAACCAGTAACCTGGTATTTGATCTTGGTCGGAGTCGTTGCATCAGTTACCTTTATCGCATGAGGATTGTATTTAGTTACTTTGGCGAAATCCATATCCGGAGTTTCAAAGTTAATAGCTCCTGTAGTGCCAGTAGCAATTGATTTTACCGGCGCTGTACCCGTTTGATCCGTAGTCGGCTCGAAATAGGTAGTAGTGGTTGTAAAGTTAATACCACCTTGCGTCAAATCAATCGTAACAGCGTCCACTTCGGGAGCACCTTCTTCATCTACACCCCAAATGAATTCTCCTGGACCCGCAAAAATTTGGTTAACATCACTCATATTGTTGTTTCCTCCTTGGAATAAAATTCGAAATTGGTTGAATACATAGGGTGGTCCTTGCTATCCAGCCCCAATGGAATCGGCTGCATAGTCTCGGTGCTAGCAAAGACATAGGTGTTGCCGATCATATAGTTCGATTTGCGGTGAAACAGCTTGCCCAGTTGCTTCGCCAGCGCTTCCGTTGCTGCCATATTGGTTGGAAGAGTCTTGTAAGACTTACCCTTGACGATTATCTGATACGAAGGTCGCTCCGTCGGAATGTAATCGTGCGGCGGGCGGCCACCCGAATCCATAACAAATAGGCAAGGGAGCTTTGTTTCAGGTAGTTCGGCTGGGATGTAGTTCGCATCCGGATAAACGGTGTAACCAGCTGCCGCCAAATAAGCAATCAGTTCAATAGCAAGCACAGCATCACCATCCTTCCAGGAGTCCAGACAACTCCTCTATAATCCACTTTTCGTTCATCTTTAGCGCGTTCTCTAAAAACTTTTTACCTGGAGAATAACCGTTGTAATTACCCTTGCTAAGAGTCTTCTCTCCCGGAGTCAATTGGACGATTGCTCCGCTTGGAGTCTTGTTAAAGCCCTCATGCTGGATAACAGCGTAAGCATTCACTTCCGGGCTTGTACCGAAGTCGATATATGCCAGTCCGATTAAATGCTTAACCTCGTCCACAGTAAGGGCAGCCTCAAGATCACCCTCATCCAATGGAGCCAGCCGTTTAGCGTCATGAATAATCTTCAGCGCAATCTTCGTCAGCTTCTCTTCCAGCCGACGGTCGATATCGTTCTCCAACTGATCCAGACGGCCAACAATTGCATCAAGTCCGGTCAAGTCGAAGGAAAAAGTGCCACCATCAGCCATAAAGAACCACTTCCTTCACATCATCGGTACCTAGATACTTTCGGATCTCATAATGCTTTACATCAATGCGGATCTCATTGCCTAGTGCGTTGGTGTAAAGAAGCCAGTCGTCAAAGCCTACAGCATTGATTCCCTCCAGATAAACGATATACGCAACCTGAATGTCCTCTCCCTTGGCGTTCTTAACCAGCTTTTGTTCCTCGGCCACTTTAGCATCCTTAACGATTGGATCAGCCGGAATAGGTCGGCCCCAATCGTCAACACCAGGGTGATAATGTGTTACTATCGCTGGATATCCGAAAAGGCTCATATCAGACACCCACCGTATTGCAAATCGGTGCTGTCATCGTCATCAGGCACAATTTCAAACGCAGGCGTTCCAAGCAGCTCCCGCACATCCGGCGCGACTACATCCCGGATACCGCTATAAGTGACCCCTTCACCATGGTCATCAACCGATTTCACACCGTGTTTTTGATATTTCAGCGCTGGGTCAAGCCCCTGCATTTCCCATATAGATTGCAGGGCGATGATCTCCACGGTCAGCACCACAGATGGATACCAGCGAGCGAGGTTTCGCTCAGCCTGCTTCACCGCCAGTGGTTGCTTCACCGGCTTTTTATCCCATGCATCAGTGTCGAGGACGTTCCCCTCTATCCATAGGTTGACCTCTTCGTTAGTGGCCATAGTCGATCACCTACTTCTTTTCAGCTTCAGCGATGGCGGTGATCAATTCCTCAGCTGTTTTGTCTTCAATACCTTCAATCCCGAGCTCTGCAGCTTTCATCTGCAGATCGGATTCTTTCTCAACGATGCCTTCTTTTAATTTGGCTTCGCCCAAACGTCCAGCATTGGCAATACCGAGCGCCTTCGCGCGATCCCGCAGCGCCTGCAGTTCAGTATCATCCTCTGTCAACGGTTCAACTTCCTCAGCATAGCCTTGAGATATCAGTTCCTCTGCAATCTCGTCGTCTACCTTACGGATAATGTCCCCCGCCTTTTTCCACTTGCCGCCGTTCTTAACTACGCCCTTCAGTTTGATATCCACTTGATTCACCCTTTCAATTTGGAATAAAAGAAAGAAGCCCCCGAAGGAGCTTCTTAGATAACAGTTGCAGAAACGACACTATCCGCCCAAGCGAATGCAGGGAAGTTCAGGGCCACACCAGCAGTGCGGATGCGGATCGGATTCTTCGTCACATCGCGGAAAACGTAAATTCCCATGTCACCAGTCTGTTCCGCTTCGATCTCAGCAATCATTTCCTCGGTGGTCTTAGCCCACAGATAGTTACCAAGTGGACCCTCAGGTAGTAGGATAAACCGGTTTTCCGGCACCATACGAACAGTAGTGAATGCTAGCTTACCGCCAGTTAATGCACGATCCTCAGTACGGGCCTGTGTGTCGTAAGCAACCAGGGTCGGGAACTCCATCTCATCGAAAACGGAATCCAGTTGAGCCTTGGTAAGTTGTGGAGGTTGAGCGTTCCCACTAGGGTTGCCGTGGTAATGCTGACGGATGCTCAAGTTACGACGCAGGTATGTGATGATCTTTTGGGAAGTCATTGCACGGCGCAAGCGGATGCCTTTGGCTCTCCAAAGATCAATCCAGAGTTGAATATCATCCAGCGGTGTGGAGTTAACAAAGTCGCTCCACAGGTCAGTCCCTGTTAGGACAGGCTTTTGCTCCGAAGTATATCCATAGTCAACGTCAACCTTGACATTGCCCTCGTTGTAAACTACCTTTCCACTCCATACAGCTGTTAGAGCGGTCCATTCACGCCGCGCTCGGATAGCATCCACAGTAAACTGCGCATCGTTGAACTGCCTGCTGCGAAGCTGATTAACTTCTTCAGACCGCAAGCCATAGCTTTGCGATGCTTGCAAAGCCATCCGCACAAGCCTCTCGTCCATATAACGACCGAGTTGAATTTTTGGAATCTCAATGCGGCTACCCTTCATACCTTCGCGGGAAGCATATTCAACTTCCGTGCCGAGTTCGGCAATCTTAGCCATTACCGGCAGTCTCGCGGACTCCTCTTGGATCACGTCTACTGTCAGCTCTGCTACTTCACGGGGTGGGAAGAGTATAGGGCTGATGTATTCGTTTGATGTTTCAAGATTGCGGGAGTAAACCAGAAGGTCATCCCCAGACAACGCTTCTTCAAGCGTTAGGTCAATCGGATCACCGTCAGCAAAATGCTGAAGGTTAAGCTTAAAACGGCTTTTTCTCTGTACATATTTCATACTAATTTTCAGTCCTTTCTGGATATATGAATTATTCAAAAACAATGTGTGGCATTTTACCACGCAGTGTGGCATCCACAGTAACTGGGATACGTGCGGCAATAAACTTACCAACTTCATAGCCGCCGACAACATGATCACCGGCTTTAACGTTTACTGTGCGTTTCAAAATTACAGTCGGGTTCTGACTGCCATCCTCGCCAGCAGAATTGTAAGGTACATACTTGCCAGATGCGGTCAGCTTAGCCATAGGCATACCTTTTTTGATGATCTTGTCGCCTTTTCCGTCAGCAGTAATGGCTGCGGAATCAATCGTAATACCGTTGGTCACCTCACGGATGACCTCGAACGATGCCAGAATTTCATATTCATCCTGGACTGTGACACGTGGTCTTGGTTGCAATCTCATGAATTATTCCCTCCTTATTTTTTCGCCCATGGATCGTGAGCTGTTGTACTACCGACAGCACCACGATTCTGAGCTAGCCTAACAATCTCCTCGCGACGCTTCTTCTTATCATCAGCAGTGCCTCCGTTGATGTCGGCGCCGAACTTCCCACCACCTTGTTTAACCTTCAACAGGTGTGGCTTCTTCTTTGCCAACTCTTCCAGAGCTTCCTTAACTCCAGTCAGATTGCCTTTGTCATCTTCCTTGGCAGCAGTCAGATCAGCAAGAGCAAAAGCATCCTCCCAATCGGCAAACCCGAGTTCGTTCGCCAGAACCTTTACCTCGGCATTAAGCAGGCGTTTGAAGGTCTTGTCATTCTGATCCTTCTCACGCGCCTTGATTTTGTCCTCGACCAGGCGGTCGACTTCAGCGGGATCAAGTTTCCCGTCTCCAGCCTTATCCTTTTCTTTCGGCTTCAAGGCAGCTTGCATGGCTTCAACTGAGTCATAGCCCAGCTCCTTTGCGAGCGTCTTCTGTGCTGCCTTCTCGGCGCGGGAAAGACGGGACTGAACAGCAGCATCAAGCTCGGCCTGCGTGAAGGTCTTATCCTTCGGAGGATCAGCAGGCGGGTCTGCTGGCGGGTCCGCAGGTGGATCGTCAGCAAAGAGTTGCAGGTTCAAAGGAAAACGAGACACTTTCTTAGCGATATATTCTTTCATCATATTGACCTCCTGTTTAAGTCCGGGTGGACTGCCTACCGCAGCTTTTATAGCGTCATCACGGCGTTTTTGGACAAAAGAAAAAGCCTCTCGATTAGAGTGGCTTCAGTTCACATCCGCAGAACGGGCAATATTTGATTGGTGTTGACTGGTCACAGTCAATCCTTAAATCCCATTCCTTTTCCTGTTCATCAAATGTGATATCCACCCAAGATGAAGGAATGTCAGTACATTTATGCACGTTCAAAAATCATCCCTCCTTTATCTGGATCATTACATCATCTTTTCCGCATTCCAACAGGCCCAATGCCTCAGTGTTCTGGATGTGGCTCCAAACGGTTTGAATTGAACCGTCAGCCAGTTTCACAACTGCGATGAAAGATTCAATACGACCCTGCTCTGCTGCCTGATGAAGACTCCCAGCGCAGGCCAGAGGTGTAACCTTTCCAGCACGGTGATCACGGCGTTCCTTAATTTCATCCATGACCATATAGCCTCCCAATACAAGAATTGCACCAGCATACGTTCTTCTGACACTCATCAAGCCTTAAGATGCGGTAACAAACCGATCACTGAGTCTTACGGAAAGTCTGTGGCTGCTTCATTTTCTCAATCCACGCCTGAAGATCACTTAGTGGATCTCCGTCTGTTTCGTCCCATCGAACTGGAGTGTTTTGGGTTTTGACTTTCACGCCTCCGTCATTAGTCAATTGAATGGAATTCAAACTTCGGAAATTTCCAATCCATCCTGTAATCAACTAAATCAGCCCCCCTTTTTTCTTAATCTCAATATTCATCTTTCGGTAAAGCTCCTGCAGCTCGCCATACTTCTTGGTACCGCGTACCTTATGACCAGCAAACTGCTGTAGGTTCGGCGTGTCGTTCGGAAGCACTGCTTTGTAACGGATCCACTGCTTACGGGTCTCGTTCTTGCGTGACTTCTCACGCTGCAGTTCGTTGTACCGCTTTATATTGGCCTCGGTGCGGTTATCCTTCTCAAACGACCGATTACTGTCCTTAATGGTCTGATCAACTTCATCAGCAGGCGTATATTCCTCAATCCATACGGAAAGCGAGTGAACACAATGGCTATGATATGGCGGCCGTAGATCCAGCTTCGGGAATCTCTTGTCACTACCGCTGATAGAATAGACACGGCCTTGATATTTGGCACACAACGAACAGGTGATTCCGACGAAGTTTACATACACTAGGTCTTGTCCATTCTGCACGGCCATGTTCTCTACACCAGTAACATGCGCCTTTCGCTGATGGTACTGCACAACGCCAGCCATATACTTGTCAGCAGGGATTTCTGCACCGTTTTTGGCAATAATCCCAGTGATACCCCGACTGTTAACCTCAGCAACAGCATCCTTCGTAGCTTGTCGTCGGCTCACTCCCTCAAGTAATGATCGCTCATTCGCTGTTTTAACCGCCTTCTCTATCCGTTGCTTAGCGTCCTTACTCATGTTGTCTGAAGCTTCTAAAATGGAATAAAAGGACTCGTCCATGATTGCCTGAGCTGCTTGTTGATGAATCAAAGGTTTAAGTGTCTGCTCAATCGCTTTGGTAGCTATACCCGCTGTCGTCATTTGTTCGATGGCAGCTGTAGCCCCTGATCGGTACTGAGAAGCGACGATTTCAGCCATCTGTTCACCAGCAGTTCCTGTCAACTCTTCAATAATGGCTTCAATCTGACGGAGTAGTTCCTCTTTCCTGCGTCGACCAAAACTACCTTCTTCCAACGATTGGATTAAGGCTCTAAGCCTCTCGTCTGCTATGGAGTACAATTGGATTAGCTGCTCAACCGTTGCCATCCTACACCGTCACTTTAGGCGGCTGGTTATAAGTAGGGTTCAAAGAGTCAACCACCTTCTCGTCCTGAATCTTCTGGATTTCAGCTGTGATTGCTTCCTCTGACCAATCCGGATGCAGACGGCGGACAGTGGTTTCAAGCGATTGAACACCATCGACATACTTCTTACTTTCTTCTTCATCCTTCTCAGATCCAGCCTTAGGCAGCATCTCGCCCCATTCAATAACTGGGTTCACCGGCTTTAGTCCAGCCCCGCCGATCGCGTTCTCCAGCAGCATACACTTTCGGATAGCGTCCTTAATGGCAGCATCAAACTTGTCCTTGATCGCCTCAGCCTTGATGACTGATTGAATCCAGAGGTAGAGCAGTGCAATGCCCGTGGAACCTTTAGCATCATCTATACCAGCAGCCTGAATTGATGTCTTGGATACAGCCAACATATACCGAATCAGACGATTAACGTGTTCGAAGGATTGTGCTGTCTTCGCATCCCAGGTAATGTACTGTGGAATCGCTCCTGTTTTCTCGTCGAATGACACAACCTCAAGATCAGCACCACGAACAAAGCGAGCGCCATAATCCCGCTGGTTCTGATTGGCTACGGTATCCCAAAGCGCTCGAGGGATAGCTAGCTTCGGTTTGCCATGCTTATCGAAGACGATACTGTCCCGTGTAATCGTCCAGTTAATCTCTTCCTGGATAGTATCGATATTTCGAAGAGCAGAACGTCCTCTGGGATGCAGTAGTGTCTCATCATTGATGATAAAGCCGCATAGCAACTCTTCAACTCCTGACAGTGTCTCATCTTCAGGAATCTCGATCTTATAGTCTTCAGCATACTTCTTGGTATCGATCTGATCAGCCACAGTCTCGCCATCCATCTTAAACACCATCTGCTGAATATCAAGGCCATCATCGCTTAACTCCTGTCGTTCAACCCGCAGAAATTTCATCTTTCCACCTTTGCCATCATCCCACTCCTCG